CTACTCATGCAATTGAGTACGCCATCCAGTCGTATGGCACTATTTCGGACGCCATTGCTTATACCTATCAGCAAGAAGGCCACGCATTTTATGTGCTTACCTTCCCCACCGCTGGCAAAACGTGGGTTTACGACGTAGCCGTCAACTCCTGGCATGAACGTGCCGGGTTCTTGCTAGGCGACTTTGTGCGCCACCGCAGCAACTGCCATGCCGCCTACAACAACGTCCCGCACGTTGGCGACTTTGAGAACGGCAAGATTTACGCGCTAGACCTGTCCGTATACGCCGATGACAGCGTGCCGCAGAAGTGGCTACGGTCGTGGCGGGCGCTGCCTACGGGCCAAAACGACTTGAAGCGCACCGTGCAGCACTCCTTGCAGTTGGATTGCGAGACGGGCGTAGGGCTGAACAGCGGACAGGGGTCGTCGCCTCAGGTGATGATGCGGTTCTCGGATGACGGAGGTCATACTTGGTCAAACGAACGGTGGGTCAACATGGGTGCAATTGGCACCTTCGGCACCCGCGCTATCTGGCGTCGGCTCGGCATGACCACCAAACTGCGCGACCGCGTATACGAAATATCCGCAACAGACCCAGTTAAGACCGTCATCATGGGTGCTGAACTCATCCTGAGCGGCACCAATGCCTAGCAATCCGCTAGATATTACCCAGATACCTGCTCCCCGTGTCGATTTCATCGACAAGCGCACGGGGCTGATGGCGCGTGAATGGTATCGGTTTTTCGTCAACATCTACAACCTTGCGGGCGGCGGCAATAGCACCGCCTCGCTGGACGACCTGCAAGTAGGTCAGGTAAGCGGGGCGTCTTTCGACTCCATCGCCGAGATGATGAAGACCCTACAGGAGCTTGAGATACAGCCGCCTGTAGTGCCATCTAGCGGCGGCACAACCTACTCTGTCTTCACCTCCACAACCAACGGCCTTGCGCCAGCTTCAGGCGGCGGCACGGTCAACTACCTGCGGGCTGACGGAACTTGGGCAACGCCTCCTGGTACTGGCGGCGTCACCTTTGCCAACCCCACGGCTACGGTCGGCCCGACTGCCACTAACGGCGTCGCCGTTACCGCCATGCGCTCGGACGCCGCGCCAGCCATCAACCTGACGGCAAACTACACCTACACCGGACAGTGGACCTTTAGCCGCGCCGGCACGACCTCTGCGCTGAACATCTACGCCAACGCCACCACCTATCAGTGTGTGCTGGGGTTTGCGGGTTCTGCCGAGTTCAAGATGGACATCGCCAGCAGCGCCACCGGCCTCGGCGTGTACGTTAGCGGCACCAAGTACCTTGCGGTCACTGCGGGCAACGTAGACGTTCCTGCGGGCACCCTGACGGTCGCCAGCACCAGTGTCCGCGATGGCGGCATCCTGACCTCGGGTACGGTCAACGCTGCCCGTCTGCCGACGTTTGGCACGGCTGCGGCGGGTATTGTCCCCGCCTCCGGCGGCGGTACTACCAACTTCCTGCGGGCCGACGGCACTTGGGCAGCGCCTCCGTCCGGCGGCGTTACGGACGGCGACAAGGGCGACATTACGGTGTCCTCCTCGGGCACGGTGTGGACGATTGATGCTACCGTAGTCACCAACGCCAAACTGGCTAACGTCGCCACGGCTACCTTCAAAGGCCGCACAACGGCGGGCACAGGGTCGCCGGAAGACCTTACCGGCACCCAAGCCACTGCCCTGCTAGATACGTTTACCAGCACCCTAAAGGGTTTGGCTCCGCTGTCTGGCGGCGGCACTACCAATTACCTCCGCGCAGACGGAACGTGGGCGGCTCCTCCCGGCACTGGCGGCGTGTCCTTTGCCAACCCGACTGCCTCCGTTGGCCTGACGGCGGTAAACGGCGTTGCCACTAGCGCCATGCGGTCGGATGCCGCCCCTGCGTTGGACGTGACCATTGCTCCCACTTGGTCGGGTTTGCACACGTTTTCGCAGCGCATCACCAACACTTCTACTACCTCAGGGTCTGCCGCTACGGGCGCGTACACCTACGGCACGCTCAGTTACAGCGACAGCAACAACCTTGCTGTTCTGCAAAGCACCGTAAACGCCTACAATCAGTTGATTGTGCAGAACACCAATGTTGGTGCCGCCGCATCCGCTGACCTGACCATTAGCAACAACAACGGTACGGCGACCACGTTCTACGGCAACTTTGGCATGAACTCTAGCGGGTGGGCTGGCACTGCCGGAACGTCCACATTAAGCGCCCCCAACGTGGTCTATTTGACCGCCACCTCGGGCGACCTCGCCATTGGCACAACCACCGCCAACCCCATCCGATTTGTGACGGGCGGTGGCTCGGACGCTGCCATTTTTAGCACCCTTGGACAATTTGGCATCGGCGTCGGGTCGCCTACCGCCATGCTGCATTTGGTTGCTGGCACAGCCTCTGCCAACACCGCCCCGCTGAAACTGACCTCCGGCACCAACCTAACCACGGCAGAAGCGGGAGCGTATGAATACGACGGCACGGTGTCGTATTTCACCAACGATGCTTCGTCCGGTCGCGGATACAAGCCTGCCATTCAAATTTTCCGCTTAACGGCTAACGGCACGGCCTTTGGCCCCGCCATTGGCAACTTTTTTAACGCTAACAGCGCCGTGCAGTTGATTGCAAACGGCAAGTACGAAATCGAAGCGTACTGCCGTTTCACCAAAACCACGGCGGGTACGGTTACGGTTACCGCAACCACTTCCGTTGCTCCGCTGAATTTAAGCGGCTCGGTTGACTATGGCGCAGCAGCAGGCGGTACGGCGACCGGCGCGGCTAACCGAATTAGCCTGTTTAACAGCACGGCTACCGCTGCGGCGTTCGGCGCATCTGTCTCGCTGACTAATGGCGCTAGCCATTTGTTCATTGTTAGGCTAATTGTGGAAGCCGCTGCCTCCGCGTCCAACTTGCGTATAAACTTCACCTCATCCGCCGGTACGGTAACGCCCTTGCGTACTAGCTATTACAAAGTCACCAAGTTGCCTAGCGGCAATTCCGGTGTATTTGTCGCCTAAAGGAACCTTTTATGGCTGTCGCACTTTCCCCCGTCGCTGGCGCAGGCTGGCAGTTTTTTGATAATTCCGGCGCGGTGCTGACCGGCGGTCTGCTGTACACCTACACGGCAGGCACAACCACCCCCGTCACCACCTACCAAGACTCGGCAGGGTCGGTTGCCAACGCCAACCCGGTGGTTTTAGACGCTGCGGGGCGGATATCGGCTCAGGTGTGGCTGACCACCGGCGCTGCCTACAAACTAGTCCTAAAGACATCCACCGGCACTACGCTGTGGACAATGGACAACCTGCGGGCTATCAACGACCCTGCCTCGGTTGCTTGGGCTGTCATTACCGGCACGCCCACCACCCTTGCCGGGTACGGCATCACAGACGGCATTACGGCGGCTACAGCGGCTTCTACCTACGCCCCCCTAGCCAGCCCATCCCTGACCGGCACGGCGTCCGCTACGGACGAAGCGGCTAACTCCTACAACATTGGCTGGCGCGACTGCCCGCAGAACTCCAAAACTGCCAACTATCAGTTGCTGATTTCTGACCGTGGCAAGCAGATTCTGATGAACGGCACGTCCCTGACGTTGACCATCCCTGCCAACGGTACGGTAGCCTTCCCGCTTGGCACGACCATTATGGTGGTTAATTCCAACTCCACCTCGCTGACCATTGCCATTACCACGGACACCATGACGCTGGCTAACAGCACCACAACCGGCAGCCGTACCCTTGCCCAAAACGGCTTGGCTACCCTGACCAAAGTTGGCACAAGCAATTGGCTGATTGCCGGTACGGGGGTGACATGACGGGCATTCTGGCTAGCCTGCCGTGCGTTAAAAATGCGGTGCAAAATACGTTTGACTACGGCACCGCAGGCGCTGGCACCCTGACCATCCCTAGCGGCTACACGACCTGCACCCTACAGGTGTGGGGTGGTGGCGGGGGTGGTGGCAGGGGTGGCAATTTCGGCGCTTACGGCGGTGGTGGCGGCGCTGGCGGGTATTCCAAAAGCAGCCTAACCGTGACGGGTGCGGGTGGGCAGACAATTCTCTATACTGTCGGCACTGGGGGTAACGCTAACGGCGGCTCCGGCGGTTTGTCAAATGCCTACGCGGGTACATTCACCATGACCGCGATGACCGGCAACGGAGGCAACGGCGGAACGCCCGGTGTAGATGGCACAGGCGGTACGGCTACTGGCGGCACGGTCACTAACGCGACTGGCAACAGTGGCGCTACTGGCGGCGGCGGCGCGGGTTATTCCGGTGACGGCGGGCTGACGGCAGGCGCAGGTGGCGACGGTGGTGACGGGGCTGAACTTGACCCTCCGACTTCCCCCGCCACCAACGGCTTGCCTGGTGAAGTCGGTCGCGTCCGGTTTGTGTTCAGTTAAGGAGCGGGCATGGAAACTTTGTTCATCGTAGTGGTCACAGGCTTTGTCGTTTACGGCCTCTACCACGTTTGGTATGTTCCACGTGAAACTGCCAAGAAGGCTGAAGGCGCTGGCTCCCGTCCGGTTGACTCTGTGAAGCAGGACAAGAAGTGACAGTCACAATTAAGGTGCTGATACCGTCCAAGATTGCGGAGTCTAGTCAGACTACGCAGTACACGGCTGGCGGTGTCAAAACCATCATCGACAAGTTCACGGCAACCAACTACTCGGCGTCGGCGGCTACCCTGTCTGTCAACTTGGTTACCCAGTACGACAGCACCGGCAACCAGAACCTGACCGTGAAAACGAAGTCGCTGGCGGCTGGCGAGACGTACACCTTTCCTGAGATTGTCGGTCACTACCTAGAGTCCGGTGGGTACATCTCGACGCTCGCGGGTACGGGGTCGGCTATCAACATCCGCGCTAGTGGGCGGGAAGTGACGTGAGCCATCGGGAGTCACTGACGGCGCATTTTGAGCGGCTAGACCTGCCGCCGGATGCCGCTGCGTGGCTCCTGAATCTGTGGGACGTAATACAGGTGTTTGACGACCTGTACGACCGTGACGAGGTGTCGCGGCACACCGTCCTGACGACCGTATGGCGGGTGCTGGTAGCGATGCCTGCCAACCCGTTCTACAAGGTCAACGAGCCGCACCTGTCGCCTATCATCGCCAACGCCCTGTTTAAGTGGCAGGCGGCGAATGTGGCAGAGGATGACAACGCGCCTACGGAGATTTCCTTCGTGTGGCGTGCTGCGTTTTACGATGTTGTGTTAATGGTAGTCGCGCTTTGTCACGGCCCCGACAAAGCACTTGAAATGGCACACGATGTGATGGGGCTGTACGGCGAAAAGTACGCCGACTACCTGAAGGAGTTTGACTATGCCTAATCCCGTAGTGGCAGTTACCTCTGCCGCAAGCGTTGGTAGCTCGCTAATTGGTTCTAGTGGCGCTAAAAAAGCCGCAAAAGTACAAGCCGCTGCCGCTGAAGCTGACCGCAAACTTCAAAAAGAGATTTTTGAACGGCAAGTTGAGCTACAGGAGCCGTTCCGTCAGGCGGGCCTTACTACGCAGGCAGAACTGCTCCGGCAGATGGGCCTGACGGGCGACGCCGCCTCGCAGGGCTACGGCAACCTGCTACGCGACTTTACGATGTCGGACTACGAGGCTGACCCCGGCTACGCCTTCCGCTTGCAGGAAGGTCTGAAGGGCATGGACCGTCAGGCAGCGGCACGCGGTGGCCTTATCTCTGGCGGCGCTCTCAAGGCAGCACAGCGGTACGGGCAGGAGATGGGTTCGCAGGAGTACCAGAACGCCTACAACCGCTACAACCAGAATCGCGGCACTCGCTACAATATGCTTACTGGTCAGCAGGCCGTAGGGCAAAGCGCTACCAACCAGCAAGGGCAGGCGGCGCAGAACTACGGCACTGCGGCGGGAAATGCGCTTCAGAACGCTGGCGCTGCCCGCGCCTCCGGCTACATGGGTCAGGCTAACGCACTGGCTGGCGGGCTGGGGCAGATTGCCAACACCTATAGTCAGCAGCAGATGATGAATCAAATTTTTGGTAATCCTGCTGGGCAGGCGCAAACGATTCAATCTGGTTGGAACAAGTGGCAAGACCCCACTCAATACATGAATAACAGCGTTAGCGTTGGACCGTAAGGAATAGTCATGGCAGTTGACCCTCGCATCGCAATGGGTTTCCAAGCGCCGCAGATTGCGTCGCCTATGGACCTTGCTCAAAACGCCTTCGCCCTGAAGGGCGCTATGCAGCAGAACGCCTTAGCCGAGACTAAGATGGCTGAAATGCAGCGCCAGCAGCAGAGCCAGAACGCCCTGCGGCAGTTGTTTGCGGGCGGGCAGATGCCTGACGCTGCGGCTGTGTACGCTGTTGACCCTACGGCAGGCGCTGAGTTTGAACAGCGTCGAGCAGAGATTGGTCGCGCTGAAGCGGCAGCAGCGGCATCTGACGCTGAACGAGCGGGCCGTCAATATACGAACGAGTCTGCTAAGTTTAATGATTTGCTAAACCTTCTTACGGGGGCAAAAGATGAGCGCAGTTACCAAGTCAACCTTGGGCTAGCAAAGCAGCGTGGATTTGACGTATCTAGTGCGCCGCCAAACTTTGACCCAAATTGGGTTTCTGCTGCTAGCCAGGCTGTTCTTACAGTAGCGCAACGCGCTGACATGCAAGACAAGGCAGCGGGACGCAAAATTTCTCAAGGCCAACTTGGCGTGTCTCAGGGACAACTCAAGGTTGCTCAGGACCGCTTGGCGTTTGACCAAAGCAAACTTGGTACAGGCGGTGCAGAACTTGCGCCTAAAGACCGGCAAAAACGTGACGCATCGTTTCCGCAAGCGTCTGCTGGTTTGCGCGGTGCAGTTAAGGAAATTGATACGCTTCGCAAAGACCTTCTTGATTTGCAGTCGCATCGCGGTTTGTCTGGCATTACTGGCGCTATTGAGGGCCGCCTGCCAAGTATGAGCGCGGGTTCTACGTCGGCTCAAGCATTGCTAAACAAGATTCTTGCCCGTGGGCAGTTCCGCGAATTGCAAAACATGAGAAACAATTCACCTACCGGCGGTGCGCTTGGAGCCATCTCTGATAGGGAAAACGCTTCGCTGCGTGCGGCGTTTGGTGCGCTTGACCAAGCCCAAAGCAAGGAAGATTTTCAAAAAGCCATTAACGACATTATTTCGCAGTTGGACTTTTCCAAGGGCAACATTACGCAGGCGTTTGAAGACACCTATTCTTACCGTCAGGGCGCTGCGCCCGCTAGTGCGCCTGCTGCTCCTGCGGCTGCTGGTCCGCGCAAGACCAAGAGTGGCGTAACGTACACCGTTGAGGATTAACCGTGCCTACATACACCATCAACGGCAAGCGCATAAAGACGGAAGCGGCGTTAACCGACGACCAGATTGATGAGATTGCAGCAGACTTAGGCTCAACGCCTGCCGCTACATCCACGCCTGAGCAGCCCAAGCGTTCCGCGCTGTTGCAGGGTGCGGCAGACGTATTGGGTGGCGCTGTTCGTGGTGCTGGCTCTATTGGCGCTACTATTCTGCGTCCATTTGAGACGGCTGCTGAGAATCAAGCGCGTCGCCGTCAAATAGATGAAGGGTTGCAAAACCTGCTTGGCTCTGACCCTGAGTCATTGATTTACGCTGGCAGCAAGTTAGCGGGTGAGGTTGCCGGCACTGCTGGCCTTGGCCCACTTATGGCTGGCGGCGCTCGCGCTGTTCCCGTGTTGGCTCGCTTTGCCCCTGCGTTAGAAAGCGGTGGACTTGCCCCGCAGATGGAGCGCGGCGTAACCAATATGCTGACTCGCGCTGGCGCTGGTGGAGTTACTGGCGGCGCAACCACTTTGGCAGCAGACCCTAGCCAAGCTGCGTCAGGCGCTGGTTTTGGCGCGGCAATCGCCACCGCAGGTGGTCCCGTTGTAAACGCACTTGGGCAGATTGTTGCTAGAGGCGCTGAGAAGGCGTATCGCGGGTCTAAGGCAAGCGCACTGCTGTCTGCCGCTGAAGGCCGTGGGCAGGACATTGTTGACATCCTGCGCGGCAACGTCGAACTTGTGCCTGGCTCGCTACCCACCGCTGGCGAAGCCGCAGCCCCGCTTAACCTTACGCGCTACTCTGCCTTGCAACAGTCGGCTGGTCAAAACGTCCCTGAGTTGGTTACGCCCTACTTTCAGCGTGGTCAGCAACAGGAAGCAGCACGGCTTGCTGCGGTTCAGGGTGTTGGCAAGACGCCAGCCGCACTTGAGGCAGCAAAGACGGCTCGCGACGCAGAGGCGGGCAGGCTGTATGGCCTTGCGCGGCAGGGTTTGGTGCAGAGTGACGACAAACTAGCGCCTCTGCTAGACCGCCCGTCTATGGGCAAGGCGTTTGAGCGTGCCGCTAAGTTGGCCCGTGAGGCTGGCGATGATTTTGTTATGGGCAAGAACGTGTTGGAACAGGTCATTCCGTCCAGCGTGCTTGACCAATTTGGCAGCCCCGCAGGTTCCGTAACCATTCCGGCTGAGTTTGCCGAGTATCCAGTCAAGAGTTTGCACTACGTCAAACTTGCTTTGGACGACCTGTTAAAAAACCCTGCTGAATTTGGCATTGGCGCTACTGAAGCCAAGATGATTGGCAACACTCGCAAGCAGTTTATTGGCTGGCTAGAAAAGAACTCGCCCGAGTACGGCGTTGCCCGCACTGCGTTTGCCGCTGCCAGCAAGCCCATTAATCAAATGGAAGTTGGGCAGTATCTTGAAGGCAAGTTGACTGGCGGTCTTGGCGAGGAACGTGCGCGAGTGTTTGGCACTGCCATGAAGGACGCGCCGTCTACCATCAAGAATGCGACTACTGGCGTTCCTCGTATGGAAAACCTGTCGGAAATACTTACGCCCGACCAGGTAAAGGCTGTTGAGGCCGTAAAAGCCGACCTTGAGCGCGGATTGCTCTTTCAGCAGCAAGCCCGAGCCGCAGGCAAGATTGGTCCAACGGCAGAAAAGACAGCAACTACGGCATCCGCAGAAGCCATGGGTGGCGCGATGCCCTCACTTCTCAGCCGTATTCAGACGGTTGCCAATGCCCTTATGAAGCGCATGACGACCGGCATGGACCGCAAGTTGGCGATTGAAATTGCTACGGAAATGCTTGACCCAAAAGCCGCCGCTACTGCAATGGAAAAAGCCCTGAAGCGCGAAGCAAACATTCAGGGTGCAAAGAAAGCCATCGGCAAAGTAACCGGCGCTGTACCAAGCGCAGCCCGTGCAGCCGGTGCGGTCAACCTGCTTCGCCCGCAGTCATCCAACAACAACGCCCTCGCGGAGCAATGATGGAAGTCCTCAGCCTGTTCCAAGCCCTGCTCGCCATTGCCGTGTCCGTTGCTGGTTGGTTCCTACGCAGCCTTTGGAGCAACCAGACTGCGCTTGAGAAAACCCTCATGCAGCACCAGATGGAGGCCGCTGAGAAGTTTGTCCGCAAGGACGACTACCGCGCCGACATTACGGAGATAAAGGGGATGCTGGACAAGATTTTCAACCAGCTCAACCAAAAGGCCGACAAATGAGTTTTGAGCAGGCCGTTGCCCTTGTCCTAAAACATGAGGGCGGGTATGTCAACGACCCCCGCGACCCCGGCGGTGAAACCCGCTTTGGCATCTCCAAGCGTGCCTACCCTGACGTAGACATCCTCCGGCTAACCGAGGACGAGGCTAAGGCCATCTACCGGCGCGACTACTGGAACACTTTACGCCCCGACGAGATACCCGCCCCGCTCGCCATCTGCGTGTTTGACGCTGCCGTGAACATGGGCCGCGACAAGGCTATCCGGCTGCTCCAGAGGGCCTGTGGCGTGGCTCAGGATGGCGTCATGGGGGGCAACACCATCGCCGCCGCTAACCGCCTTGTAGACCCTGTGGTGCGGTTCTCCGCAGAGCGGGTAATTGCCTACACCGGCATTCGCGGCTTTGACACGTTCGGCAAGGGTTGGCTGCGGCGCACCGTTTCTGTTGCACTGGAGGCTTCCAAATGACCCCACTCATCGGCGGACTGCTCGATGCTGGCCTGAAGGTGCTAGACCGGGTTCTGCCCGACCCTGCCCAAAAAGCCGCTGCTCAGTTGGAGTTGCTGAAGTTGCAGCAGGCCGGTGAATTTCGGGTGCTGGAAGCCGACCTGCAACTGGCCCTCGCCCAGACCAAAATCAACGAGGTTGAGGCGGCTGCACCGGATGCGTTCCGTGGTGGCTGGCGTCCTGCCGCTGGTTGGGTCTGCGTTGCTGGCCTTGGTTACCAGTTCCTGTTTCAGCCCCTTGCGGCATGGTCTGGCGGCATCCACGGATGGCCCCCGCCCCCCGTGCTAGACCTTGGTGACCTGTACGGGCTGCTGTTCGGTATGCTCGGCCTCGGCGCTTACCGTTCGTTTGAGAAAACCAAAGGCAAGGCCTAGCCCAAGCAGATAATGCACAGGCGGTAAACGGTATCCCCCACCGCCTGGTTGCGACAGCACCAACACGGCCCGTCGCCCTTTACCTTGCCCGACAGCAACCGCTTCACAGCCGTGCGCCTGCGGTGGTAGTCGCGCTTATCCTTCCGTATCTCCTCTAGCGTGCGCTTGCCGCGCTGCACAGGGTTTTTGGCCTTGTACGCAGCCCGGTCTACGTTCGTGCAGACACGGCAGACAGGACGCCTGCTTCCCCGCCCGTTCCACGGAAAGCCGTCCTCTGGCTTTTCCTCCTTACAGCGCGCGCAGGTGCTCACGTTCTACGCCTCGTCCATTCCCACACTGACAGCACAATGTAGGCCGCTGCTGTCAACC